GCAATTTGTATACGATCCATTTCAAACCGCTTATTGATTTCATCAATAATCTTGGATTCTGTATTCTGTTTTTTCTTTTCAGATGTAATCTTCTTTTCATTGTTTAATTTTTCTATTGCTGTTCGCTTCTCAGCTTTTGTTAATGCGTTTTGCGCTCTTAGCCTAGCCCTGTTTTGTTCTTCAGATTTTCTTGCCTGTTGACCAGCCAACCTAGCACTTGCTGAATCCATAGTAGGAACTAACTCACCAGTAACAATAAAACCAGCACCACGGACTAGAGCTTCAAATACATTTAATACACCCTGAACTGCTGAACTTTTTTGAATATCACCAAATACATCAATAGTAGTCTTGCCAAAATCAATTACACCAGCTGTTAAATCGCCTAAGGCTTTGCCTAAACCAATAATGCTTTTCTGTAATTCTTCAATGCTCATATCAGATTCTTCAATACCTGATACTAAACCTTCTCCAAATGCTTCTTGGGCTTGCTCAACGGCTGCACTTAACCTTGCCATCTTGCCTGCAAATGTATCTACTGCTCTACCAGCAGCACCATCAAACCTAGTCTGTAAATCCTCTAATACCTCATCAAACTTCTTGCCTTTAAGTTCTGCTGTCGTGTAGCCAATGCGTAAACGTGCTAGGGCTGTAGTTTCGCCTTTGTATGCTCGTTGCAGGGCATTGCTTACTGTCTGTAGGCTTTTACCAGTTCCAAGACTTACATCTAAGGCAGTTGTTAATATCTTTTGAGCTGTAGTTGCATCGCCTGTTGCCTGAGATAAACTGACAAAGGCATTAGTTAAATCTTTACCTGCAACGCCAGATGCTAATTCTAATTTATCTATAAATTCATTTATGAAGGGCGAAGAAAAACCTAAGTTAACGGAATTAAGTTGAGTAGCAAGTAAAGCTGCTTCTTTCTGAGAATCAGAAAAAGCCCTAACAGATGCTTTGCCAAACTTAACTACTGCCGCTACAGAGAATACGGCTGCAAACTTCTTGCCTAATGCGCCAAAAGCTTTATCAGCCTTCTTAGTTGCTTTGTCATCAAATGTAGTGACTATGGGAAAATTAATTGCCACGTGGCAACCTCGCTATCTCTGCATTAGCTTGAGCAGCTACTTGATCTAAAACCTTTAGTATTGTGGCTTGAGCCCTGCCTTGATTCTCTACTACAGCGCGACCCATTAAGCGCCCCTGTGTCTTAGCCGTGCGCCCGGTCTGTTCTAATTTGCCCACGTCACTATTCATAGCATCTATAAAGCTACGGCCTGCCTGTGGGTTATTTGACTTAGATTGAGAACTACCATAAGCATTCTGTCTGCCAGCGGTTTCTATAATTGAACCTGCTGCCGATTTATTGAGCATACTTACTAGAGATGACCAGCCTGAACGATTAGCACGACTTTTTGCTAATGAATAAGTTAAGCCACGCCTAACTACGTTAGATACAAAGCTTGGGAATGCTCGCTCGCGACCTGTACGGCTTTTACGATCATAGCCAGGATAACTAAAGTTACCTAGTCGCATAAAGGATTGTGGCACATCTTTGCGAGCTTCATTTGTAATGTCTTTCAATGGCGCAGCAATTTGTGAGTTATATGCCTTCAAGGTTTCAGGGGCTAGTTTACGCAAAATCTTCCTAGCCTCTACGACCCCTTTTACCTCTACTGGCATTCTCTCGCTCTTTCGCCTGTTGCTTTAGGACTTCATAGAAAGCCTTTAGCAAGTCTGTGTCCATCTTAATAAACTCGCTAGGCGCAATTCCAGTATGGATACTCAGCTGAGCTACCCTATACGTGAAGGAATCGCGCGTTAGCCATTTGGGGAATCGTCTGCCACCACATCTACCGCAGCTAAAGTATCTAGAAACGCTGAGCCAAAAGGTTTGACATCAGGCGCATCTGCGCGGCGTAGACATTCCCATGCAAGCCAATAAATATGCTCTTGCTTTTCATCCTCGCGGAAGGCTTTATGAAAGCCTTTGCGGAACTGCTGCTCAAAAGCGTACTCAATCGCTGGACTAATCTGATGATCAGATTTAGTGCCATCTGCCCTAGTGATAATTAGCTTTGCCATTTTTGCCCCTTTACTTAATTAGAACGTGCCGGTGTCGGCTTTTGTAACTACAGAGTTTAGCGTAAAAGTAATATCCTGTGTTGCCATATCGCCAACCGCGCCGTTAATAGGTGTTAGGTTGTTGACTAGAATATCAAAGGTGTAAAGCGGATTAGTTGCCGATACTGCTGGAACTTTCGCTTGTACCATCTTTACCGCAACAGTTGTGCCGAATGCAGCATTAAGTGTCTGTAGTACGTTTGATGTTGCTGTGTCATTTAGGAATGAAACAGTTAGTGAGCCTGATTCTAGACCCTTGACAAACTTATGTGCGGTATCTCCCATAGCTGTGACTTCAAGTTCATCAGCAGCATAGTTGAGAGTAACCGAAGTTACGTGGTCACTTAGATCAATCGCGTTAATCTTAAGGCCAACAGTATTATTTAAAAATACAGCCATGTTAGCTTATTCCTCATCTTTCTTAGTTGTTGGTTTTGGTGCTTTTTCGCTTGGCTCAACCTGGCCGATTTTGGCAAGAAAAGCCTCGCGTTCTTTGTCTATATCAGCCATGTTTTAGCTCCAATCGGATAGTACGCTGATTGATACTTCCCCGGATAGCAGATCGCCTGCTGTTCCGGTTAAGACCGCCGGTGCGCTGAAAGTGCCAATGGAATAAACAATTGACGATGCTTCCAGCTTGTTTACGATATTCAGATAATAATCTTCAATGTTAATTAGGTTGCCTTGGTTATCAAACATAGGTGTTAGCACTATTAGTTTAAAGTTAACCTTAGGCTTGATGGTTTTGTAATGGTCGTTGCTTGGCTCAATGTATGGATCATCAGGCTGTACCACAATGCTATTAGCAAGCGGTGTGGCAGGTGGGAAGGAAAACACCTGCCACGCCGTATTGTCAGTTAGCGCGGCTGCGATTGTTCCTCGTAGGGTAGAGATTGCTGACATTATCCTACTTGACCGCCCGGCGCTAAGTGATCCGCAAGTAAACCGCGAACACGTGCCATTAGAGTATTGCCCATGCGATACGGCGAAGGTTGAAAGTCTGGTGAAATGCCACCAGCGTTTGAAGCTTGGCGAGCCTGCCAAATGTCAACAGCAATCATAAGAGATGCTAAATTGATTTCAGGTTGTATTGCATAATCAACAGATGTAACTGCCCCTGTAATTGTGCCAAAAGGTTGTACTTCAAACTTGATTTGATTTGCTGCCACTTGCGCGTAAGTAATTGTGTATAAGTCTGTGGCAGTTATAGTTTCTGAACCATTAAAAGTAGCACCACATCCAGCAACAGTAACTGTTTGCCCAACACTAAATTGGTGTGGTACGTCTGTATAAAGGGTAGCTTCATTGTCAGTTAATTGTGTTGCAATTATAGAAGCTTTGTTAAACCACAACTTGCTTTTGACAACGTTTTCAGCTGCTTGGCAGCATTCTTCCACTACTGCTGAGCTATACAATGCACCAATGCCGAGAGCGCTACGCAGTTCAGCTTCAGTTACGTATGTTGCAGGCATTGTCTTTCCTTTCTAATGTTAGCCCCGGCGCAAGGGCTGTGCGCCGGGGTAACTCTACGATCTAGTTAGTTAGATCAGGACTTGTTGAACCAGTTTGCACCAGCGCCAACCTTGGTAGCTAATGCACCATATCCGTAGTACAGCAAGTCAATTGTTCCATCGCTGTTTACGTTAGTACGTAGCTGGAAGCGTGGTGATTCAAACCATTGATACGCATCTGGATTGATTGCAACCATTGAATAATCACCTAGACCAGTACTACCAGTTCCGGTGTTTAAGCGGTCTACGTAAAGGCTTAGACCTGCAACTGTTCCACGTACTGAATCTGGTGAAATTGCTCCACCAGCATTCTGTGGGTTAGCTGCAATATAAATTGGGCGGCCACCATCATTGTAAGACATAATCTTTGCCCATTGTTCTGGGGATACTACAAGATTACGTGCAAAGCCTAGTGTTCCCTTATAGATTGCTGCTGCTGCTGTTGAGATAAAGGTAAGCAATCCGTCTTTGTCTTCAGTTGTTGCAGTTGCGTTTAGAACGCCACCTGATGCAAGACCCTGTTGGACAAAGCCATCAGTTTCTTTTGCATAAGCAAACTCCATTTGACGTACAAGCTCATCAAAGAAAACAGGGCTTGAACGATCAATAAGCTCAACAGTAGTAATTGCGCGACCTTTAAAAGGCTTGACAGATACGCTGAGATATGAAGCGGTTAATTGTGAATCTGCAATTGCCTGATTCTCATCAATCTGGTCAACAACTGGTACTGCTGTAATTTTTGGAATCTCAAATGTCATACCTGCATCAGGTAGTGTGCCTCTTGAAATTGCATCAACGTAAGGGCGGTCTGCATTTGATAGTGGGTTGATAACCTCTGTTAGCTGACGTGTTGGAACCATGCCAGGCGCAGTAGTTGTTTCGTTATCGGCAGCGCGAACATACATCGCTGCATCTTCATCGCCAAGGAACTTTGCACGTAGAGTGTTTTCAAGGTACTTAGCCTTGGTAAACTCTAAACGTGGCTTGGCATAAATTGGTGCTGTAACTGTTGGGCGCGAAGCTTCCACCGCAGGGGCTTCAACCTCAGGCGCAACGGCTACGGCGTTTGTTGTGTCTTCCACAACGGCCTCGCTTTCGTTTTGGGTTGTTATTTCTTTTGCAGCATCATCTTCAGATGCAGCAACGCTCAAAACTTCTGCGCTTTTAAACGCAGCAGCTTGAACAAGACTTGTTTCTTCCATCTTGCTTTTTAGTACACGATATACGCCATTTTCGCGCTTGCCATCAATGACTTCAACGCCAACTGATAGGCCGCTACGTAATTGCTCAGATGCTTCAATTAGTGCATCTGTTCCGCGTGTCGTGTTGCTAATTTTAAATGTGGCGTACATGCCATCTTCATCTTCTCTATAAGACACCATGCGACCAATTGGCTTCTTTGCATCATGCTCAAGCAAAAGCTTTGGCTTAGGGCTGTCTGGAATCTCAATAGATCCTTTTGCAAATACAACCTTGCCAGCAGATGTCTGCCCAATCTCACCATCAAACGGCACAATTTTGCCAGAGATGGTGCGCTCACTAATTGAGCATTCTAAATCGCTAGTAAATGTTAGGTGCATTTTCGTTTCCATTCGGTGATAGGTTTTCCATTTCCATGGCTTGTTCTACTGTAATTAAACCAAGTGATAGTAGTTTCTCAATTACAGTTAATCTTTCAATTGCATTTACTGCTAGGAAGGCATCCTCTACATCAAACTTAACAATGTTAGTTGATGCTGTAATGTCATTCATGCTTAGTCGGCCTTCAATGGCATGCAAGTAGGGAGCTAGAGATAGAGAAACAAACTGCCTACGCTCATCTTGAACGTTTGCATATGTCATGCTGTTATTCATATCTGCGCTTATGTAATATGCAGGTACATTCATTAAACGTGCTACTTGGGTACTCATATTTTGTATTAGGTCTACGTAGCCCATGTCCTTAGGACTAAAACTGGTCGGCACGTAATCTAAAGTGCTAGTCAGATAGGCTGTTGCGCGCTGTGATCGTGCCGACTTCCAAGCTGCCAATATGGCATCAACTTCTTCTTTGCTTAAATCTGCACCGGTGTTCTTAATTACACCTGAAGGCATTGGCGTAGCAGTTGCAACGCTTGTTGATTTATCTAAATCAATTGCAGCTCTTAATGTTCTTGCGCCACGCGCCAATACGCCTTCATCTAAACCTTGGAATGTAATTAATGAGCCAAGGCCGGACATAGGCACTTCTTTGCCATCAATGTAATAGCGTGTTATGTATTGGCTTACAGGATCGCTATCAAATGACACGCGACCAGGTGCAATCCACTCAAATCTTGCTGGCCTGCCATCATCAAAATAAGTTTCAGTTACGCGCCAATATGCAACGCCAAAAAATAATAGTGAATCTACTGTCCAGGCTAATGTTACAGATATTGGTTGCGCTGTAGCTGGTTGCTCTAGCCATAATGGCTTGCCTAATTTTTCGCCTGTGCTTTTTTTGTATAAGCAAAGTGGGAATGTTGCGATTGTGCCAGCAATAAGGTTACGGCATCTAGCTACGCTTGGTACACTAATAGCTTCTTCTCTACCTACTGCATTGAATGCTAATGGGAGAAAATAATTAAAAGAATCCGTCATTAACGGCGGTGCAAGTTGCGCCTCTATTTTTGCAGGGCGAAAACGATCTAATAGACCCATCGTTTAATGATAGCACACAAAACGGACATATCTAGCATTTTAGACATAGATTTGTGGCTTGCTTTGTGGCTTTAGCAATTGGTGAACTACCATGGCTAACGAAATGGCAGCTGACACATCCCCAGCCGACTTACGGCGCACGATACGCCACCCGGCATCCGATTCTTTAGCCGCGCAGTTATTCATGCTATCAACTAGCGATTGTTGCCCAGCATGAACAATCCTAGCGTTAACTATGCTGTCATATAGATCAGAGCAAGCCTGATAAAACACAGTTCCAGACATATCTTGAATCTTATGGCCTGATTGGCTTAATCGCTCAGCAACGCTCATCGTGGCGTACTTATCAAAGCAAATCATCCTTGGTTTGTATTGCTTAGCCCATTCATTGACTTCAATAGCCATTTTTAGTTCATCTATGGCTACTTGGCTTTCAAATTGGGCTATAACGCCTACGCCAACCTTGCCATCATCCATAATCTGACCAGCAACTAGGCTTGCCATCTTCTTGTTAACCGATATGTCCATGCCAAATATAGTCAGCCTGCCTGGCTCTAGTTTTAGCTCAGCAAAGCCTAAATCCTCAAATGCTTGATGCGGCCATGGCGATTTAAGCGCGCTAATCCACATGCAAAGGGTTTCGGTGCGTGTAGCTTCAACGCTAGATGTGGCTATTGCTTCTTCAATGGTCGCTTCATCAATTAGGTAGCCCAATGCCGGGTTAGCCTGATACCAGGCGTTACGATCTGTAATCTTGCTAAAATCGTCAGCACTATATTCCCAAAATCCCATAGTGGCAGGTGGATATGACAAGCACATACTACGCATATTGTTTAGTACTGTGGAATACATATCACCAGCGTTGCTAGTCATAAATATCTGACTATTTGGCCTTGCCCTAGTAATAGGCTTAGCAGCTGTCCATGAATCTTCATCTATCTCACGTAGCTCATCAATGTATAGCAAATCCGCGGTCTTACCACGGCTACCATCTCGTGTTGCCGCGACTATCTCATATCTAGCCCCATTAAGAAGCTCTACTGATTCTTGGCCATTGGCCACGCGGATTTGCTTTACCTGAGCCATCAACATTGGATTATCCTCAATAACCTCAACTACCTTGCGAAAGGTATCTAAGGCCATACCCCTGTTAGATGACATAGCCACTATATTCTTTTCATCAAAAACAAACAAACCGGCTAATATGCGTATACGTGCTAAATGCGTTTTACCATTTTGACGTGCTACCAGCAATAGGCTGGTTTTACGCCGCCACTTGCCAGCCTTATTTACTGCCAGCAAATCTTTTAGCACATATTCTTGCCAAGGTAGCAGCGTAAGGTTTAGATCATCAAGAAACTTCTTGACCTCAGGTAGCCTAGACTTTCCTTTTAGCGGCGCATTCTGTAATCGTGGCTTGGTTGCTCCTTTAAGTGCCTTCTTCAATTAGCCCCCGGCTGACCTGGATTAATAAAAGGAGAATCTGCATCAACGTGGATTGAAGTGTGTCCGTTTTGTATTGATT